CCGGCCTGCACCTGCTGCACGCCGTCGAGCGATATCCTGGCCTTGATTTCGGCGGTCATGGGTCAGCCCTCAGCCCTGCCCGCTCGCCGCGGCGCGGCGCTCGGCGATGAGGGACAACGTCTTGCGGATCCAGGCGCCTTCCATGACACACACGTCCTCGAAGACGGCCTCGCGCTGGTTGCGCGGCAGGCGGCGAAACGCGGGCGCGGCGCGCACGCGGCAGTAGTCCAGCCCGGTGGGCTGGCCGTCGGCCCAGACGAACTGGGTCTCGACGGCGCGGAACAGCTGCAGCGCGGGCAGGTGCTCGGGCCACAGCGTGAAAGTCTCGGCCACCCGCGTGACCTGCTGGCGGGCCTGCATGGCGGCGATGCGCGCCCAGGCGCCCTGCTGGGCTGCGGGGCGCGGTTCGGGCTCGTGGCTTTGTGCAGGACCGGCCGATGGGTCGGCCGCCGGGGCTGGCTGGTCGTCGGGCTGCGGCTGCGGGTCGGGTGGCGGGCCACTGGGTTCCCCTTGGAAAGCATTGGCCGCCAGCAGCTCGGCCAGCCGGGTCAGTTTCCCAGCTTGGCCTTTGCGCCGGTGGCGTCGATGTAGGCGGACAGCACCAGGCCGGGCATGTTGGGCACCAGGCCGTACAGCGCGTCCAGCGCGTCGGCGCCGGCCGCGATGGGCTGGTTGGTGTCGGCATCGACCAGGGGCGACTTGTCGTCGACCCAGCCGAGCATGGTGATGGCGGCCGGGCCGGTGAGGAACTGGCCAACGGTGGTGCCGTCGCCCTTCTCGGGCTGGGGCGCGCGCGTGGCCTGCAGGAGCAGGCCGAAGTCGCGCTGCTTGTCGCGGTCGCCCAACGTGAACGGGCAGGCGAACTCGACCAGGTCGGAGACGGCGAGCTTGTAGCGGGGTTGCTTCATGGGCGGCGGCCGATCAGGTGAACGAGGTGAACCAGCCGTCGATGCTGATGCTGACCTTGCGCTTGAGCACGTTCTCGAACGTGGGCAGCTCGCTGGCGCTGACCGTGCCGTAGCAGTACGCGTAGGCCGCGCCCGGAAGCAGGAACTTGAAGGCGCGCTTGCCCAGCTTGCGCGACGTGGTGAGCAAGCTGACCTGCGCGGCGTTGGCGGGGTCGAAGCCGAGCGTGAACTCGAGGCCGGCCGCAGCAAAGCCGTACGGCAGGCGGATGCCGTTTCGCTTTTCGTAAGGGTTCACCTCTTCGTACTTCGCATCGCCACCGGAGCCGCTGACGCCCAGCACCTGGCCGATCTCGATCCAGCCGCTGATGGGCACCAGGGTGCCGGTGTCGGAGCCCTGGGGGTACAAGTCGGTGTCGGACGAGTCGTAGCCGGGCAACTCGACGGTGTTGGTGGCGACGTTGGCAACGCGGAACACCGAGTTGTTGAAGTCTTCCCAGCCGACCAGGGCGAGCACTTCGTCGGCATTGCTGAAGCCGTGCGCGTTGGCGGTGACCACCGGCGGCTCGGCGTTGGAGATGTTGCTGACGGTCTTGGCCGAGCCCAGGCCCGACGAGACGTAGAAGCGCGATCCGGGGAGGGTGTGGTACATGGTGTGGGCTCCTGGGGGTGTCAGGTGTTGAGCGGCGTCAGCGTTGACCCCGCGATGTGCTGGATGGGCAGGACGATGGTGACCAGGCCGACGGTGGTGTCGGCCTCGTCGAGTTGCCAGTGGATCTCGGGCTCGCCGGCCCATTCCCACGCGCCGCCGGCAATGGGCTGCGCGCAGATGCGGGTGTAGGCGGCCTGCAGGACGGGGTCGACCGCGGCGTGGCCGTCGCTGTCGGCGGCGGCGCGGGCGCCCATCTCGATGGCGACGGCGGTGTGCCAGGTGGTGGCCAGTCCGTCGATCGACAGGCGGGTGCCGGTGGACCGGATGAGGCGCACGGCCGCCACCGTGGCGGCAGTGAGTTGCGCGGGAACGGCGCGGCCGCGCTTGACGATGTGGGCCACCGGCGGGCTGGCGGTGAGCGCCGCCATGACGGCGTCGGTGAGCTGCAGGTGCGCGCTGGCGGTCATGCGGCAAGCCTCAGCGACATGTCGACCCAGCCCAGGCCATCGGGCTCGATGGTCTGGACGGTGTAGGCCGGGCCGCCGACGATCTGCACGGCGCTGTCGATATGCACGCCGGCGGAGTCAAATGTGGTCAGGCCGATGCGGGGGCGCTGCACCCCCATGGCGTCGAGCGCGACAGCGTAGCCGTTGTCGTACACCACGCGCACGGGATCAGGCCCGCCGTCGATGAGCGCGGCAGCATTGGTCATGCGCGTCATGGACGCGTTGAGCCGTTGCATGGAGGCTTCGAAGGTCATGGCCTGGGCGAGCGGGTGGCGTGGGTCGGGCGGCTATCAGGTGCCGGCCAGGCTGTTGACGCCGATGCGCATCTTCACGGTGCTGGACGGGTTGGCCGCAGCTTCGACGGCGATGCCGACGGCGCGCTGGCCGCTGGTGGTCTTGTTGACGACGCTGTTGGTGGCGTCCCAGTACAGGACGTCGCCGACGGCGATGGCCAGCGCGCTGGTCTTGGCGATGGTGACGACGCCGCGCGTGACGAACGCGCTGGCCGTGCCGTTGACGCCGGGCACGGCGGCCACGCCGAACAGCGCCGTGCCGAACAGCCGGCCGACGCCGGCGGCAACGGTGGCGCCCGGGTCCAGGTCGAGGACGTCGCCCTCTTGTACGAAGTTGATCATGCTGGGGTGCTCCTGTGGGGTATCGAAGGGGGCGATCGATCAGGCGCCGGCGGACTTGTACAGGCCGCGGAAGTCGATGACCTTGGCTGCGAAGTCTTCGCGGCACTTGAAGGTGACGCCGTCGACCTCGAAGCCCATTTCGCTTTCGACCACCGGGCCTTCGGCGCCGTCGAGCCAGCAGTACTCGACCGTGTCGACCTGGCTGTTGTTGGCGGCCAGATACCACGCGGTGGACGAGTTGGCGTCGAGGATGGGCTCGACGATCGGATCGACCGAGGTGCGGCCGCCCTGGCGGAACTCGTTGACCTCGGCCTTGGTGGCCGGCGTGTACTGGCTGCTGGTGAGCTGGTAGGCGGTTTGCTCGAGTGCGGCGGGCACGATCAGCGCGGACGGCGCGAGGTTGAGCTCTTCACCCTGCAGGCCCTTTTGCAGGCGCATGGCGGTGCGGCCGGCCGTCAGGGACGAGAACTGCAGCGCCGAGCCGCCGCCGCTGCCCAGGTTGGCGTGGGTGCTGTGGAACAGCGCGACGGTGTCGGACAGCGCGGCGTTGGCCGTGAGCTGGGCGTAGACCAGGCGGTTTTCCAACCGGGCGGCGCTGGCGCCGAAGGCGGTGATCAGGCGGTCGAACGCGCGCAGGTCGTCGTTGATGATGGCCTGGCGGGTGAGCGAGACCATGCGGCCGTAGGTGATGAGGCCGTAGCTCTCGGCGCCGTCCTTCATGGCGCCGTACTTGAACTCGCCGTGCTCGTTGACCTGCAGCAGGTCGGGCGCGGCGGCCATCTGCACGACGGACATGCTCTTGAAGTCGGGCGCATTGGGCGCGCGGCGGGCCCAGCGGGTGTAGGTGCCCGGGTTCTCTTCGTAGCTGTTGCGCAGGCGCTTGGTGGCAACGTTGGCCAGCAGGTTGCCAAAATCGCTGGTGCTGTGCATGCCGACGCCGCTGCGGAACTGCAGCATGCGGGTGGCCAGCGTCATCTTCTCCAGGCCGCGGGTGGAGTGGCCGGCGGCCTCGAGCATGTCGCGGCCCAGCTCGAGCAGCGTCATGCCGCGGAAGCGGCGGCCGTTGTCGGTGAGCTTGGCCTTGGCGTCGACGCGGGTGTGCAGGGCTTCCTGCATGCCGTCCATGCGGGTCTGGGCTTCGTCGCGCACGGTCTCGATGCGCACGTTGGTGTGGCCACCGGCCGCGGAGTCGCGGCGGGCCAGCTCGTCGAGCACCTTGCCCTTGGCCTGGTCGACCGAGGCACCGCTTCGGATGAGGTCGGTGGCCAGGTGGCCGAGGTTGTGGCGGGTGCACAGCTCGGTGATGTCGGCCGAGCGCTGCACGGCATCGGCCACGGCGCGCTGGGCGGCGTCGTCAGCGGCGGCAGTGCCAGGAGCGCCCACAGCGGTGGAGGTGTCGGCGGCGGCGGTCGCGGCACCGGCCGCGGTGTTGGCTTGGGGCATGGATTGCTCCTGTTGGGATGGGGAGATGGGTGACCTGACGACGAATTGGCACGGCACGCCGTGCTGCGGCTGCGAGCGGGTGTGCTCGACGGCATCGGCCCGCGGTGCGGCGTGCGGGTCGGCGCCGACGGGGCAGAAGGTGAT